TTCTTCTAATGGACCTGAGAAAGAATTAGCTGGTGTGTCAGAAGATATTATTGAAAGTCTAGAGCAAGTTTCTGCATATGCTCAACAAGATAACGTTACATCGAATTCTAGACACTTTAAATTTGCCGATGGTTCAAAGTTAAAAGTCAGTCACGGTGCAGCAAAAGCCATTCATATGGTGCATGGTGCATTAAATCCAGAGAATCAAAAGAAATTTGCTGATATGCTTACAACGCCAAAAAGTTTTGAAAAAGCAGCACACTTTGCATTGAGTAAAGTCCAATTCACTATTGGTGGAAAATGAGTTTAGTTTCAGAAACAGTAAGACAAATTATTGCTGAAGCGAACGTTCAGAAACTGGGGCGTAAAAAACTTGTTCGTGCGCGTGTGCGCGGCGGAAAAGTACAGCGTCGTAAAGTTGTTTCAGCAGTCAAAGGATATACAATTCGTGGTGGTAAGTTGACTAAAATGACTTCTGCTGAACGTCAAAAAAGGAAAATTTCACAACGTAAAGCAAAAATAAAGCGCAAAGCAAAAGCAGCTCGCGCACTCATTAAAAGAAAACGTTCGCTCAGAAAACGCGCATCAATAGGGTTAAAGTAATGAAATTAATCACAGAAACAATTGAATCCGTAAAGATGATCACCGAGGAAAAAAACGGTGTAAAGTCTTTGTTCATTCAAGGTCCATTTCTAGTTGCAGAAACTAAGAATAGAAATGGTCGTATGTATAAGACCGACACTCTTGCAAAAGAAGTCGAGCGTTACAACGAAGAATATGTGACCAAAAATCGCGCATTCGGCGAACTAGGTCACCCAGATTCACCAAGTATTAATCTAGATCGCGTTTCTCATCTTATTACTTCATTGAAGCAAGAAGGCAATCAATGGATTGGTAAGGCAAAAATTCTTGAAACACCAATGGGTAAGATCGCCAAATCCCTTATGGAAGGTGGTGCTACTCTTGGTGTATCGTCACGTGGCATGGGTTCACTTAAAGAAGTGAATGGTGTCAATGTGGTACAAGACGATTATTATCTAGCCACAGCGGCAGATATCGTAGCGGATCCATCCGCACCAGGCGCTTTTGTACAAGGCATTATGGAAGGTAAAGAGTGGGTATGGGATAACGGTAAGGTCAAGGAAATTGACATCAATCGTTATTATGAAGATATTAAAAAAGCCAAACAAAAGCAATTAGATGAAGTTGCATTGAAGATATTCTCGAACTTCGTGTCAAAACTTTAAATTTTATAAATATATTTACTTCTTTAGGAGTTATAACCAATGAGTAAGACATTATCAGAATCTGCTGCTGAAATTCTAAAAGCATCACTTGCATCTGCAAGCAAAGAACCAGCGGCAAAATTACCAGCCGAAGAGGAAGATCTCGGAGGCGCAACAGAAACAGATCCAGCTGGTGGCGAAGTCGGTAAGAAGGCTGCTGCTAGCGTTACTGTTGCTGCTAAACCAGCAGCAAAGGGTGATGCAAAGGCTGCAAAAACTGACGCTATGGAAGAAGTTCAAGCTGATGAAACAGCTGAAGTCGTCGCCGAAGATGTTTCTGAAGAAGAAGTCGTTGAAGTTTCAGAAGAAGAACTAGTAGAAGCCAAGAAAAAGATGAAGATGGACATGGTTGCCAAGCACAAAGGCTCAATGGCAGAAGATGTCGACGCTCTTTTCAATGGCGAATCTCTCTCTGAAGAATTCCGCACAAAAGCAACAACAATTTTTGAAGCAGCAGTTCAATCGCGCGTTGAAAAGATTGTTGAAGATGTCATCAACGAAAACGATGAAATCCTAGCAGAAGCTGTAGAAGAAATCAAAACAGAACTTGCAACACAAGTTGATGAGTATCTCAACTATGTTGTTGAGCAATGGATGGAAAACAACGCAGTAGCAATCGAATCAGGTCTACGCGCAGAATTAACTGAAGACTTCATCAATGGTCTTAAGAATCTGTTCGCAGAACACTATATCGACATTCCAGAAGAAAAACTAGAAGTCGCTGAAGAACTTGCTGCTAAAGTTGTTGATATGGAAGAGTCAGTTGCTGTTTATGAAGCAACACTCGCCGATCTATCAAAAGAACTAAACGAAGCAAAGAAGCACGAAGCAATTCGCAAGATTTGTGAAGGTCTAACCGAAGTACAAATCGGCAAAATGAAATCGCTCGCAGAGGGCGTGGAGTTCACCACAGAGGGTGAGTTTAATAATAAACTCGCAGTTATTCGCGAGAACTACTTCCCAGTTAATAAAGTGAAAAGTGAGGTAAAGGTTGCTGAAGAGACGTCAGAAGCACAACCTGAAGTAGAAACACCTGCATATATGGATCGTTATGTTAAGGCAATTTCAAAAACACTACCAAAGTGAATTATAACTTAGAACGGAGAAATCTATCATGTATCTAAACGAAACACATGCAAAGAAGTGGGCTCCAGTTCTTGATCACCCAGAACTCCCAAAGATCAGCGATCCATACAAGCGCGCTGTGACTGCCCTAGTTCTCGAGAACCAAGAACGTGCCCTTCAAGAAGAAGCAGCCAATTATGGTCGTTTGTTCGAAGCAACACCAGTAAACGTTGCTCCAACAGCACCAGGATCAGGCAATGTCCAGGGCTTCGACCCAATCCTAATCGGATTGGTACGTCGTGCTCTTCCAAACCTAATGGCATATGATATCTGTGGCGTGCAGCCAATGACAGGTCCAACAGGACTTATCTTCGCAATGCGCACACGTTACTCAGCACCAGATGGCGCAGAAGCATTCTACAACGAAGCAAACACAGTGTTCGCAGGAACAAACGGCAATGGTACAGTTGCAAACGCAGTCGTATCACTCAGCCAGAACGTTGCTGCAATGACAATGGCAAACACTGGTACAGGCGATTCAACTGCAAACTTCGAAACGAAGAATATGGCAAATATGGCGTTCTCAATCGAGCGCGTATCTGTCACAGCAAAGACACGTGGTCTACAAGCATCCTACACAATGGAACTTGCACAAGACCTCAAGGCAATTCACGGTCTAGACGCAGAAACAGAATTGACAAATATTTTGTCAACAGAAATTCTTGCAGAAATCAACCGCGAAGTTGTTCGTACAGTCTATGCTACAGCAAACGTTGGTATCACAGGTGCTGCTACAGCAGCAATGAACCTATCGTCAACAGACGCAGCACTTGGTACATCAGGTCGCTGGCAGGTTGAGAAGTACAAGTCACTTCTATTCCGCATCGAACAAGCTGCTAACAAGATCGGGAAGGATACACGTCGTGGTAAGGGCAATCTCCTCATCGTTTCAACCGATGTGGCATCAGCTCTCGCAATGACAGGTCTTCTTGACTATAACTCAGCACTATCAAACAACACCAACCTAACTGTTGACGATACAGGCAATACCTTCGCAGGTACGCTATTCGGACGCATTAAGGTCTATGTTGATCCATATTCTGTATCAAGTTCAGACTATGTCGTAGTCGGATACAAGGGCAGCTCACCATATGACGCTGGCTTGTTCTACTGCCCATACGTTCCTCTACAGATGGTACGTGCTATCGACCCAGACAACTACCAGCCAAAGGTTGGATTCAAGACTCGCTACGGCATGGTCGCAAATCCATTCGCACAAGGCTCAGGAAGCGGTACAATCGCAGCAGGCGAGAACTACTACTACCGTAAGTTTGCTGTGTTGAACATCAACCAATAATAATTTGCCAAATTAAAAATAATAATAAGGCAATGTGACTAAGAGGGGAGACGAAAGTCTCCCCTTTTTTTTATACTAAATAAATTTAGAACAGTTCAGTTTACGGAATTTTCATGACAGCGCTAAATCGAAATCCATCAAATATAGATTTGCTACAAAGCACAAAATTTCGTGTTACATTTACTAGATTACCTGGACTCACGTATTTTTGCAATAGCGTAAATTTGCCTGGGATTTCATTAACAGAAATTCCAATGCCTACTCCATTTGTAGACTTGTATTTGCCTGGAGAAAAGGCAGTATATGATACGTTTAATCTTACATTTTTAGTTGATGAAAATCTTCGCGGATGGACTGAAATTCATGACTGGATTAGAGGCGCAACGTTCCCAACAAATTTCGAAGAGTATGTAAATCTTGCGCGTACAAATCCATCACCAAATATTCGTGCAATTCAAACACGTCCACCAGTCTATACTGACGCCACACTAACAATTTATTCTAGCAAAAACAATCCAAATTTTAGAGTAAAATTTATTGACGTATTCCCAACTACAGTTGGATCGCTTTTGTTCTCAGCAAGCGATAGCGCAGAAAACATCATTACTGCAGATGTCACATTCAGATTCTCATACTATAACTATGAGAGACTTAAAGAAGTTGGTGTTGCTGAACCTGGTGCCGCTTAACGCTCGACATAGTCTATTATATAGAAGCATTAGTTTATAGTCAATTTATTGCATTGACTTGCTTTATGAGGCAACATATAGTATATTAATCGTTTGATTAACTATCTTATTTGTTTATGGCAATCGAAACACCTCCTCTTGAAAAGATTATTGAACAATGGGAAAAGGACTCAGACGTTGATGCGACTGAGCCTGGTAAAGAGATTATTCGCATTCCATTGCTTCACAACAAGTATAACAAATATTTGTCACTGCATAATCTATCTGCAAAGAAAGCAGCAATAGAATATGATCGCATGAAAAAACTCAAATGGATGTACTACAATGGCAAACTAGACCAAGAAGAATTAGATAAACTTGGTTGGGAACCATTTAGATTTACATTGAAGTCGGATATACAAGTTTATCTTGATGGTGATGATGATCTCAATAAACTCAAAAGAAAAAAATCCTATCACGAAGAAACCGCCAAGTTTTGTGAAAACGTG